AAGGGCGATCCGAAGAAGGCGACGGACGCTTGCGGCCCGGTTGATGTGAGTATGGAATGGCCGGAGAATGACGACGGAGAAGACGGCGGAGGAAGCGGTCGTTTCGTCTGAGTTGAGGATATAGATGGCGAAAGATATTACCAATCTGACGTTTGAGGAACGTGACTGGTGGCTAAGGTTCTTCAAGGTACTCGGAGAGACCGGTATCGTGACGCATGCAGCGAGGTCGGCGCGGGTGACACGGCAGACGGTCTACCTGTACAAGCGGAACTCGCCGGAGTTCGCGCGGCGGTGGGCCGAGGCGATGGAACTCGGTAACGAGATGCTCGAAGACGTGGCCAGGCAGCGCGCGTTGAAGGGCAGCGACCGCCTCCTGCAGTTCATGCTCACGCACAACAAGCCGGAGCGGTATAACCCGCCGTTCATGCAACAGGTGCAGATGGATGTCTCTAGTCTATCCGACGATGAGCTACGACGCGAGATCGCGCAGCTTGAGGGAAGAGTATTGTCGACGTCTCCGAGCGAAGACGACGACGACTAATGACAGCTACGCCGACTGGCTGCTGCAGACGTACCCACACGGTTGGTATCTGCCGCGGCATATTCGGCGAGTGGCGCGCGACGTAGACGACGTTCTGCAGGGCCGATGTGACCGCCTCGCCGTTAGGATGCCGCCAAGACACGGGAAAACGGAGAACGTGACGGTCAGGTTGGCCGTGCGGATGCTGGAGATGGACCCTGCCGCGAACGTGCTGATCAGTGGCTACAACGAGCGGTTCGCGCGCCGGCTGGGGCGCAAGGCGAGGAACTTGGCGCAGGGCCGGATTGCGATTGCGCAGGACAGCACGGCGGCGGACGAGTGGCACACGACGGCAGGCGGCGTGATGATGACGCGCGGTATGGGCAGCCCGCCGACCGGTACGGGGTTTCGGCTGATCGTGATCGACGACCCGATCCGGAGCCGGGAGGATGCCGAGAGTGACGTCAAGCGTGAAGCGGCGTGGGACCACTACACAGACGACCTCCTGACGCGTCTAGACCCAGGCGGCGCGATCGTGATCGTTATGACACCATGGCATGAGGACGGACTGGACGCGCGGGCGATTGCGAGTGAGCCGGATAGATGGCGGGTGTTGAGCTTGCCTGCTCTCGCTAAGGCGGACGATCCGCTTGGCCGCGCGCCGGGCGAGGCGTTGTGGCCGGAACGGTACGACGAGGCGGCGTTGCTACGTATCAAGTCGATCATGGATCAGAACGATGGCGAACGTAGCTTTGAAGCGCTCTACCAGCAGAACCCTCAACCGCGAGAGGGCTCGATCTTCAAGCCGGACCGAGTTCGAATCGTGGACGATCCGCCGGCGGCTCCTGTCGCTCTCTGCCGAGCGTGGGACTTCGCGGCGACTGCAGGCGGAGGCGACTACACAGTGGGCGTGCTGATGTGCCGGGCGGCGGACGGGTCGTTCGGCGTGCTCGACGTCGTTCGCGGTAGGTGGGCCCCGGATGAGCGAGACGCGCAGATGCGGCGGGCGGCGGAGGTCGACGGGCGCGCGGCGCTGATCCGCATACCCCAAGACCCCGGACAGGCAGGCAAGGACCAGGTATTGCACATGGCGCGAATGCTGGCGGGATGCAACATGCGGTCGGTCCCCGTGACTGGCGCGAAGGAGGTCCGAGCCTCCGGCTTCGCCTCGCAGGTCAACGCGGGGAATGTCTGGGCGATCCGCGGCGCGTGGAACCATGCGTACCTGTCGGAGTTGCGATCGTTCCGCGAGGGCTGCTTGCGCGACGACCAGGTAGATGCGAGCGCGGACGCATTCGCGGAGTTGGCCGGGGCGCGCCGGATGCGCGTGCTGGGGGATGACTGAATGCAGGCCCCGATCCTATGGGCGATGGTGCAGTTCGCAGGCGGTCTCGTCGTGATCGGCGCGGCCAGCCTGCTCGTGCTCATTGCCGCGATCTGGCTACGCGGGTGGATAGGCCGATGAGCGTGCGCGACACGTTGCGAGCCGGATTGAAGGCCTTCCGCTGGTCGGGGATTGGCGGCCAAGACCAGGCGTCGTACAACGTGAGGAGGCGGCAGAATCTCCTCTATTGGAACCTGCCCGGTACTCAGCTCGACTATGTCCAGAAGGCGGGCGATCTCTGGAAGAATAGCATTGTCGGCATATGCCTCAACTGGTGGATGCTCTCGTTTCCTGAGGCGCGATGTATGCCGCAGCGGATGAACCCGGATGGCGAGACGGTCGAATGGCTCCCGATGCACCCGCTGGCGCAGCTCCTGCAGCGTCCTGCGCCGCGGTGGGGAGGACGCAGGCTTTGGAAGGCCACTGTTCTCTCGTACTTGTGCGACGGGAACGCCTACTGGCTCAAGATCAGGGCGAACAATGGCCGCCCGGTCGAGTTGCGATGGGTACCCCACTTCCAGATGGAACCGCGGTGGCCCTCGGATGGGTCGGCGGAAGTGACGCACTACGAGCAGTACGTCGACGGGTCGTGGATCAAGCACCCGGTCGAGGACGTGGTCCATTTCAGGTTTGGCGTCGACCCGGATTGCGTGCGCAAGGGCCTGAGCCCGCTCAAGCAGCAGCTACGGCAGGTGTTTTCGGATAACGAGTACAGCACGGTCATAAGTGCGCTCATCGAGAACTTCATGATGACCCCATTCGTGATCGGGCCAAGGGACAGCTCGATCTCTGGGATGGATGACGAGGAGGCAATGCGGTTCACGCGGGCACTACGCGCGCGGACAACAGGCGACCGCCGCGGCGAGCCCCTGTTCATGGCCGAGCCGTTCGAGATCGAGAGGCTGGGGTTCTCACCGGACGAGATGAGCGTACAGGTCCTCAACAACCAGTGGACGAGCCGGGTCTGCGCGGCGCTCATGCTGGACCCGATGGTACTCGGCCTGCCGAGTGACACGAACACCCACTACGACAATCGGGAGCAGGCGGAACGGGGCGGCTGGTACAACGGCATACTGCCCGTTATGGCCGAGCTCTCGGAGGACCTCGACCTGCAGCTATTGCCCGACTTCGAGCGCGACCCGAGCGTGCGGATGTGGTTCGACACGAGGAACGTGCGCGCCCTGCAGCCGGACGAGGATGCGCGGGCGAAACGGCTGGTCCTTGCCGCCGGCGGGCCGATCATAACGCCGAACGAGGCGCGGTTGCACCTTGACCTTGACCCTGTGCCGGACGGCGATGAACTCCGTTCAAAAGGGCCGGATATCTCGCAGTTCGTCGGTGGGGTACCAGATGCGGCGGACGCAGCAGGCCGGAGTAAGGCGGTCAAGGCGTCGGACGTGACAGGTGATGCGTCGAATGATCAGTCCCGCAGGGAGCCCGTGGACTGGGCCGAGCGGGTGATCCGTGAGATCGAGGAGCTCGATGCGGTCGGAGCGTAGGGCCGCGCGCGACTGGACGCCGGAGGAGTACCGCGCGTTGCTCGTGGCGGCCCGGCGGAGGCAGCTGGTACTAACCCGCGATAATCTGCGTCGGCTCATGGGCACGTACGACACCGCGGCGCGCGAGATCGTTCGACGCATAGAGGCATTGGGCGAGCAATGGTTCACCGACGAGCAGATGATCGACAATGCGCGCCTGCAGGAGCTACTCGCCGGCATTGACCAACGGTTGCAGGACCTGTCGAGTGATTATGCCGATCTACTGGACGCCGGTATGCTGGAGCTGGCGCAGGCGGCGGCGGACAGGGCGCGGCAGGTGGCGGAGACGGTCTGGAGCCGAGACGTCGACCCTGAACTGATCGCCGAGATGGACCGGACGTGGAAGCTGAGCGACGGAGCGGCGGTAACGGTTCGGTTTGGTAGACTGGCGCAACAGACGGTCGAGGGCCTTGCGGCCCGCTATTACTCGGACGGTATCGCATTGAGCACGAGGCTACACAATCTGACGGACCTTGGCTACAAGGCCGTCGAGAACTCGATCCTGCAAAGCGTGGCCGAGCGGTTGAGTGCGGCGCAGACGGCGGACCGGGTGCACGACGCATTGACGGGAGCGGGCGAGGATTCGCCGTGGTGGGTGGCGATGCGGATTGCGCGGACGGAACTCATTCAGGCGCACAGGGCGACGACGAACGTCGCGGCGGTAGACCGCCAGACGGGCGAGCTGAAGCCGTACCTGCTGGGGATCGGGTGGGCGTTGTCGGCAGGTCACCCGAAGCCCGATATCTGCGATATCTATGCGGCGCACGATAGCGGCCTGGGGCCGGGGGTCTACCAGCCTGATGACGTTCCGATCAGTCACCCGAACTGTATCTGTTCAACGTACCAGGTGCTGAAGGCGGCCCCGAATCTGTACCCGCCGCGGATGGAGCCGCAGGTCGGCGAGGTTCCGACGACGCAGCTAGACTACTACGCGCGGCAGGGCGACGGCCCGGCGAGCGCCGCGCTGGACGCACGACCGGCGGAGGAGTAGGGCCGGGGCTGGGAGGTGCAGGATGAAACCACTGCCGGTGAGCAAGCTCTACGTCCTGAAGGACGTGCAGATCGACGACAACCAGATCGCTGGAGCGGCGGCGGTCATGGGAAACCTCGACCGCCAGGGTGACGTCCTGTACCCAGGGTGCTGGAAGGGCGCGTTGAAGGACTTCAGGTCCTCCGGGTTCGTGGCAGTCGGGCACGACTGGAGCAGTCTGCCGGTGGCGATGCCCGTGGAGGCGGCGGAACGCGGCGGCGAGCTCCTCTGCAAGGCGGAGTTCCACAGCACGCCGGAGGGGCAGGCGGCCCGGCAGGTCTGCGCGGAGCGGATGCAGCGGGGCCTCTCCGTGGGCCTCTCCGTGGGGTTCATGCCGGATTACGATAGCGGCGTGCACTATTTCGAGAATGGCAAGGCATTGCTGGACCATGCCGAGCGGTCCGGCGCGCCGATGGACCTGTTCGACTCTGCTGGTATCGCCCGATGCAAGGGGCAGTGTCGCGGAATCTCAAAGATCGCCGAGTTCTACGAGTTCAGCATTGTTCCCGTCCCGGCCAACCCGAAAGCGGTGGCCTCGGCAGTCAAATCAATCGAGACGGTCCGCGATTTCGAGGAGTTCTTGCGGGATGCAGGGTTCTCCCGGAAACAGGCGGTCGCCATAGCACTACATGGGTACCCGCAGCGAGATGCTAGCGAGGATAACGACCCGGACGACACTGACGCAGCCGCTCTCGCCCTAGCGCGGGAGCAACGACTTCGCGATCTCGTTCGGCGCGGCAGGATCGCGCTGGCGGTCGCGCGAGGAGCCTACCTAGATGAGTAACAAAGCTACCATTGACGCACTGACGGAGCGCTACAACCGCGCCCTCGCGGGGGTGCAGGAGCTCCAGGCCAAGCACGCCGGGAAGCCGGAGACGTTCACGCCCGACGAGGAGGCCGAGTTCGACAAGCGGATGAGTGACTGCGATAGCCTCATCAAGCAGATCGAGAGGCTTCGCAAGGCCGACGAGCTGGAGGCGTGGGGGCAGCGGATTCCGGAGACCTCCCAGCCCGTGATTGGCAGCGCGAGGCCCGAGGAGAAGGCCGAGAAGCCGCCCGTCGCGAAGGAGCTGAAGGTCGCCCTGTTCCGACAGCAGGCGCTCGGTACCGGCTACGATGGCTCGGCGGCCCAGCAGGCGGACGCCAAACTGCTGAACAGCCCGGAGGCCAAGGCGTACCAGGCCGACGTCCCGACGGGCGGCGGGTTCGCCATCATGCCGCAGGAGATGATCCAGGATTTCCTCCTGCTCATGAAAAACCTGATGTTCGTGAGGCAGTTGTCCACTGTCTACGAGGTGCCGACTGCCGACAGCCTCGGCGTCCCCGCGCTCGATACTGACCCGTCGGCTACCGACTGGACGGTGGAACTCGGCACCGGCAACGAGGAGACGACCGCGAGCGTCGGCAAAAGGGAATGGCGGCCTCACCCGATGGCCAAACTGCTCAAGCTGAGCCGGACGCTCATCCGCAAGGTCCCGAACTTCGAGACGGTATTGGTCGACCGTCTGGCCTACACGGTCGCGCTGACCGAGGAGAACGCGTTCCTGAACGGGAGCGGCGCGAACCAACCGCTCGGGGTGATGACGCCGTCGGCTCAGGGCATTCCGACGACCCGTGACGTCATATCCGCGAGCCCGACGGCGATTGCTGGCGACGACGTCATGAACACGTTTTACAACCTGAAGGCGCAGTACCGCCAGAGATCGAGCTGGATCATCAGCCGCCCGGTTGTCGCGGCCGTCCGCAAGCTCAAGGACGCCAATTCCCAGTACATCTGGCAGCCGGGTCTCATCGGGGCCCCGTTCGTGGCGCAGGGCACCGTCCTGACTGGCGGGACGCCCGACACGCTGATGGGCCGCCCGATCTACGAGTCGGAGCTCATGCCGAGCACGATCGCAGCGAGCCAGTATGTGGCGATCCTTGGCGATTTCAGCAAGTATTGGATCGCCGATGCGCTCACCATGACGCTGCAGGTGCTCTACGAGCTCTACGCGGCCACTAACCAGATCGGCTATGTGTTTCGCAAGGAGACGGACGGCCTCCCGGTGTTGGGCGAGGCGTTCTCCCGGCTCATCATGCATTCGTAGTGACTGACGCGGGGCCGTAGGGAGGACGCGCGGCCCCGCCTCTCGACCAGTTCAGACGACAGACCCGCCGCGAAGGCGGGGGAGGGATAGACCAATGAGTCTGCGAGCAATGAACCAGGTGTTGCCGACGGTGCCCCTGATCGGCCCGAAGGCCATCACCGCGACGACGAACGGCACGGCGCTGGACCTGTCTGCCACGGATGCGGACATGATCGTGTTCAACCCGGGCGTGTGGACGGATGGCACGCACACGCTGAGCCTGCAGGATTCCCCGGACAACGTTACGTGGACGAACGTCACTACCGCGAACCAGGTGGGCACGTTGACGCCGATCACCAGCTCGGCTACTGCGGTCGTGCAGCAGGTGAGCTACATCGGGCCGGCCCGCTACCTGCGCCCGGTGGTGACCGTCTCCGGCGCGACGACCGGCGTTGTTCTGGATGTGTTCGCCGTTGTGAAGCACAAGAAGCAGCCGTAAGGCGGTAACGCCGGGGCCTCTTCGCGGTGAGTTTTGAGAGGCCCCGGCGCAACCCAGCGGGGAGCGTGGAATGGCACGCGTTGGCGACATTGTGAGCGTAACCGGCAAAGTGATCGAAATCCGGTGGGGCGGCGAGGACGACGAGGACTACGAGGCGACCCTGCAGCTCGACGACACGCGGACGGTGACAGTGCCAGAGCGGTTCGCGCGGGTGCAAATAGCGGCGAAGGCGATCTGGCCGGGCGAGAACAAGATGGTGCGCGGCCCGGCAGAGGACAAATGAGATGCAGACGGCGATGCCGACGGGAGTCGATCTGAGCAGGTTCATCGAGGGCGCAGGCCTCACGATCCCGAACGGCTACCTCGACCTTGACGGCGCGGTTTATTCGGCGATCGAGGAGTGGGAGGAGCGGACGGGGTATGCGCCGTTCTTCACGCCCGCGACCGATCCGACAACGGCGCGCTACTATTCGCCTGCCGACATCACGATTGCGCCCAATGGCCAGCCGGTGCTGGAGCTCGGTGCAGGCCTCGTCTCGGTCTCCTACCTGATCGTCGGCGAGACCCCGAATGACCCCGGGACGAACCTGGCGCAGGGCACCGACTACGTTCTCTGCCCGGTGAACGCGCCTGCCAAGCAGAAACCGTTCACCTATATCACATTCATCAGTCCGTTCGCCATGTTCGGCAACGTCGGGCCCATGTACCCGAACAGCATTCACATTGCAGCTCGATGGGGCTACTGGACCTCGGTCCCCGAGGCGGCTTGGCGGGCGATTCTCTGCGGCGCGGCGGCCCGGCTGGCTCCCCAGCTGAGCCTCGCGATCCGGGACGGCGTAGCGCGGTGGACCGAGGGCGACGTCTCGAACGACTATGGCAGCGGGGGGTATCTGCAGTCACAGGTCACCAACTGGCGCGAAGAGTTCGAGAGGCAGTCTGGGTTCGGCGGCAGGTTCCATAGGCTGAGGGCGGTAGTGTGAGCGACCCCGGGCGAACGACGTTCGATCTCATGTTCAACACCGTCACGCAGGATGTGACGGGCGGGCCGATGGACAACTGGGCGACCGTGCAGAGCGGGCTCGTCGGCTACCTGCGCAATCCAAACCCGAGGCCGCTTCGGTTCTACGACAGCGGGCTTCACATTCACGTCAGGATACCGAAAGTAGCAGTGTTCTACAAACGTGAGACAACACCGCCGAGTATCGACGCCGACTACGAGCGATACCGATTGGTCGACGACACAGGCGACGTTTACAGGGTGATCGACTTTAATGAGTACGCGGCGACCGTGCAACTGAGCGTGGAGCGGGTGCTATGAGCGTGCGGGGGCTGGAGGAACTGCTGGCCAACATCGAGGCCAAGAAGCGCAGGCTTCTGCAGGCCAAGGCCGACGCCGCGCAGGAGATTGCCGCCTACCTGGAGACGTACGCGAAGGCGAACCATAGGTGGGGCAACCCGTACAGCGAGGGCTACACGCCGACCGGGATGCTGGAGGCGTCCATTCACGGCGACGTCGTTGACGTGTCGGAGGAGATCGTCACGATCTGCCTGCACGCCGATATGCCCTACGCTGCGCCGCTTGAGCTGGCCTCGAAGTTCCACGGCAAATATGCCTGGATGCGTCCAGCGGTCGAGAACAACCAGCAGACGATCGTTGACATTCTGCGGAGGCACCTGGAGCAATGAGCCCGACTGCCGAGGTGGACGCCTGGCTCTATGCGACGCTGACGGGCGACGTCACGCTCATGGCGATGGCGCAGGGCGTCTGGAGTATGAAGGCCATCCCGGAGGCCCCTGCCCCGATGGTCGTCTATGCGCCGGAGGGATTGCCGCGGGCGGTGCGCGCGATCGACGACGGGTTGGCAATGATCGAGATGCGCTTCAGGGTGACGGTGATTGGCGAGGGGGGAGGCACTGCGGCCCTGCAGCCCATCATGGACCGCGTGCACGCATTGCTCAACAAGTAGGCGGTTTCAGGGACCGGCTACAAGTTGAACGTGGCCACAGATAGTGTGTTCGAGCAGGCAGACGTCCTGCTGGGCACGACGCGACATTCGGAGTTAGGCGCGATCTACCGGGTCAGGTACCGCCCGGTCGGGTGAGGAGGTCATCATGGCGTACAGATTGATCGGGCAGGACTGCCT